AATAGTTTGGTCATTAGTTTCATACTTGATAAGTTCGGGTAAAGTTTGGAGGTTTAATTCTAAATCAAAACTAATTTCTTTTTCTACAAAAAGTGATTTTAATTGAGTATTGGGATCAGACATATACAATTCGCATATGTCTTTTTCGCTAAAGATGGGCTGTCCAAACTTATCTGTAATCATTGTTTAATGATACAATACTATGATTTAAATTACAAGAAAATAGGTAATTATTTTTTACCAGCTTCAATATTAATTTTGGTGCTAATATTTTGCTTTTTAATCATTTCATCCATTCTTTTATTATATTCAGCACGATAACTTTCCATTACCATGTTTAACTGCCCGATTAATGCTGCATTACCCGATCTATGTGCGTAATTCAATTTGCCATATAGATCGGATATTGTGTTTTGTAATTCTTCTAAATTCTTGTCAGATAACGATACTATAAAAGGATGTTCCATAATTAGAATGGATTCAATGTTGTTCGTCTAAAGATATCGGGGCCATCATATACTGTATAATCAATGTTAACATTACCCGAACTAACTGTAGTTATATTAGTATATTCAGGTCCTGCTACACCGGTGTATCTAGTCTTACTAATAGTTACATTACTACCTGATACTGAATTAATGTAATATACTGTATCTAGTTCTATGTTAGCAGTATTACCCGAAGCATTGCCTGCGAAAATAATAGGATTATTTACTTCTAAGTTAGCTGTTGATCCACTTACAGTTATGATGTTAGGAGCAGTAGTATTAGCTATATTTCTATTGAATGCATTTGCAGAGTAGTTTGCCACAGCAACATACATATACTGTGCAGGATTTAACAACATTGTTGTTCCTGAAGCGTTAGAACCTATACCAATATTTGAACCGCTTACTGTAGAAGACACAGTAAATCGTGTGCTGTTTACTACGTTTCTAATATAATAAGTATTACCTACTACAACGTTTGCTTCTAAGCTAGTTCCCGTAAAGGTTACTGATAATCCTGGATACAGAGTTGTTGTGCTTGACGTTGTAAAATAGGGATCAGTATTTGCACCAGTAACAACTAACTGACTTGTCCCGGTATCAATACAAACAGTACCTACTTTGTCACCTTGTTGGCCGGTACTTGGAGGAGTTCTTTTTACAATTTGAGTAGACTGGTAGGGTCTATTAATAGGTTCTATAGTAATAGTATTACCGCAATCTAATGTTCTTAGTTTAAATTCTAACTGCTCAACATCGTACGGCGCTGTAATTGTAATTACGTTTGCTATGTTTGCATAGTTTTCTAAAATAGTTCCACCAAAGTTATTATTTGATGCTACTACTTGACTGGGAAATGTTATAACTGCACTACTATTACTAATACCTAATCGCAAAGTAATCGCACTTTCTGTGTTAGTGGGAGCCCAAGAACCAAACTGTAATGTTACATTTCCTGCTACATTACCATATTGTACATCTGCTTGTGCTACGTTAACTAAAACAGTGCCTGATAACGCATTACCTAAATTATAAGTAGTAGCTCTAAACGATCTAGTAGAAGCATTGCTAATAAGAGTATTAGCCATGTCGTTGTTAATTGTAGAACCATTCAACGCAGCTTTAAGAACTACTTTATTCTGAAGGTCAGTTATTTCTGTTCCGGCAGTATTTAAGTTCGTTTTGATAGATGCAAAGTTATCTCTAAAACCTTGAGTAGAATTATTCTCTCCCGGTATAGGATAGTTTACATTTATTCCATTGGTATTAATTGTGCTCATTCTTAGTTCCTAATTTCATTATACAGTATTTAGTACTGAGTTTCGTCGGGTAAAATAGTTTTTCTAGGAAATAGCGTATAAAAATCATTACTATTAACTGGGTCTGGTACTGGAGTTGCACTTGGTAATCCAGTCCATGTTGCTGGACTTAAATTATTATCATAGTTATATGTCAAACTCTTATCTACAGTAAATCTATCTATCTTAAAATTAATTTCGTTAAGTTGAAATTTATAATTTGTTATAGGATCCTTCCAGTTATTTTCTATTTGATACTTAATAAACTCACCGTAAGTTACAGTTTGATCATTTAACGTTGTTGTTCCTGGCTTACAATAAGCAATAACCCAAGCTGGTGTAAATCCTAATGTGCTACCATTCGCTTGTTGTGAAGTCATCCATCTTGGGTATAATCTAAAATTATACTCTTGCCCTAATTCATCTCCTACTTGTTCTCTCATATTAGGCAAACTGTTAGGATATAAAAGGGTTGCATATCCGGGAGTTAAACTAGTATAAAAACCGGGCTGACCTGATTCAGTTTCTAAAATAAACAAATCCTCTGAGATAATGTATTCATTATTTTGTGTTATCCAAGATTGACCTTCGACTGGTGCATTTATATAACTAGTATAGATATTACTAACACTTGTGTACCATGGTCCTAAATTTAAATCTATAAGTCTAGGCCAAACTATTTCTTTACTTACACTAACCCCCTCAGGGTTTATTAAGTTATCAATCACTTTACTATACACCACTTCATATATAACTTCGCCTGCATCATTCTTTGCTACTGCGGTATTTAATTCACCTAATGTGATATTTCTCCAATAATGATTTTTAGTAACCGCAGCTACATATGCGTCTAAATCATTGGCATATATTCCATAAGCATGAGCATATATAACACTAGTCGCTTTACCAAAATTTAAATCTGTTGGTCTATATAAATAACTGTCGGGTATTAGTGTAGTATCATTCAATAAAGTTCTTAGTAAATTTCTATCTTGTATACTTGGTGTACACTTAATGTATAGCGTGTCAGTTGGCTGTGTATATTGCTGCACCACTGATAAAGTAAAAGTTCGTGTAGAGTTAACAACCGTTGAATATAAAGGAGAAAAAGCTTCTATCTCAAATGTAAAGTCAGTAACAGATTCTGCCGGTAATAATGTATTTGTAGGTTGATATGCTACTGTACCTGCAATTTCTCCGTTAGACAATAAAACCAAATTAGGCGGAAGAGTTCCGCTTACTAATCTGTATTCTAATGCTACATCTGATTCTGCTAATACACTTAAAACACTAACTGTGCTATTTTCTATTTGTCCTAAATTTTCAGGAGTTATCCACAGAATATCCCCTACTAAATTGTTAACTAGTCTATATGAAAAGTTATAAGAAGGAGTAGTAATCAATGGATTACCAGCCTTCGCCACGGCTACACTAAATGAAAATTCACTTATAGAATTATTAGCTATTACGGGATTGCCTGTGATCCAGCCAGTAGCACTATTTGCTGTTAGTCCTGATGGTAAGTCTGCAAATGTATAAGTTAATACATTGCTATCAAAGTCATGACCTATTACCTTAAACGAAAATATATTATCACTTGTAATACTACCGATATAAGCATCTTCAGTAGGAAGATAGGTATTACCTTGTTCGTTTGGTAGTAATACATAGTAACCATAGTATGGGGTAGATTCATTTATATTAAATGTAGGAGGTCTAGTATTGTATATAGTAGGCTCTCTAGAATTCGCAGGTTTGGGTCCACCTTCTGCTTCAGGAGCATTTTGATTCACTACAGTAATGTTATAGGATTCTATGTCGCTGCCTAATAAGCTTTCTAGTTTTACAGTAAACGAATATGTGCGTGTAGTAGGTTGTCCTATTGATATGTTAGGTAGACTAGCCGTCATGTATCCTACGTCATTACTTAATACAACGGTTGATCCTCCAACAATATTTGATATAGTAAAAGAAGATTCATCAAAAGTTTTAATGTAATAAGTTTGCGATGCTACTATACCGCCAAACGGTGTACCTGAAAATATTATAGGTCTTCCTATTATAAACTCAGTAGTACTTAAACAAGTTATAATATTTGAATTTGTAGAAGTTATAGATGTATTTACCGCACCCAAGTTAACATTATTAATTGGTGGCTCAGCATAACCTCGTATCAGTCCGTTAGTGTTTATTTCTAGACCTGGCGGTAGTTGTCCTTGTATTATCCTGATAGCAACTAAATTGTTACTTAATGGATTACTGTATTCAATAGGTAGTTG